AGGGAAAGATGCCCATTCAAGTATATTTTCATTTAAATCACAGTAGTTCATAAATTTTCGTTCCCATAAAGAGCGATAAATAATATTACGGTGATCACCCTTATATTTTTTAGGGTTAGAAGGCCTATATATTCCTTTATAACTCATATATAATAATAACAACGTAAATTTATTTATCGTGGCAGACAATAATTTATTTCCAAGAAAATCAGATATATTTAAAGGAAGTTTAGACTTAATCCGTGATAGTGTTGCACGGCCGTCTCTAGATACCATCTATCAAGTGACTTTTTCATTTGGAAAGGCTGAGATATGGTTACAGGGAGATGATATGGGCAAAAATAGAACTCAGGGAACGGATTTTAAAAGAAAAATGTCTCTGTTATGCACAGAAGCTGAAATTCCAGGCACACAATACACAACAACGCCTGCTATCGGTCATCATCAAGGTATTCAAGAAGAGTTTCCAAATTTAAGAAACTATCCTCCGTTGAATCTTACTTTCTATTGTGACGCAGATATGGTTATTTTAGAAGTTTTAGAAAAATGGATGACATACATCAATCCAGTTCAGACAGATAAAAGAAATTATGCTGCATATACACGTTTTAATTATCCAGAAGATTATAAAGAAATAATTCATATTTCAAAATTTGAAAGAGATACTTTTACTGAGGGAAAAGGAAGTTATAAATCTAATATGACACACTATGAATTTGTAAATGTTTGGCCTACTAATTTAACATCAATGAGAGTTGCCTATGGTCAGTCAAATGTGTTAAAATGTAGTATGCAATTTGCTTATGATAGATTTTTCACAAGTTTCGATGGTTTGGAAGGTGCAGTTCCTGTTGATAGAGTAAGTGCAACCTTAGATCAAGCCTTGATCGCAGGGGATGGTTACATCAATAAGAATGTAGATCCAAAACCTAATAAGAAAAAGGTAATTCCTCAATATCAAAAAAACAGAAACAAACTAAACAGATCAAGAAACTTTAATAAAAAATAATTAAATAAAACCTCCCTATATAAAATACTGAATAGATTATTATGCCATTACCAACCATTGAAACTCCAACATATGAGTTGAAGTTACCATCATCAAATAAAAAAATAAAGTATAGACCTTTTCTTGTCAAGGAAGAAAAGATTTTAATTATCGCTCTCGAATCCAAGAATCAAAACGAAATTACAAATGCTGTAACAGATGTTTTGAAAAAATGCATTTTAACAAAAGGAGTTGATGTTGATACCTTACCTACATTTGATATTGAATATCTATTTTTAAATATTCGATCAAAGTCAATTGGAGAGGATATTAAATTAACTGTGACTTGTCCTGATGATAATACAACAAAAGTTCCAGTCACAATATATGTGGATGAAATTAAAGTTGTCAAACCCAGAGGACATAAGACAGATGTTGTCTTAGATGATAACATGACACTTCGCATGAAGTATCCATCATTATCTCAGTTTATCTCAAATAACTTTGATACAGAAGATGAAGCAGAGGCAATGGTTGATAAAACCTTTAATGTCGTTGCTGATTGTATGGATACAATCTACACTGGTGAAGATGCATGGGAAGCAAAAGATTATACTCCAGCTGAGAGGATAGATTTTGTAAATCAATTGAATTCAAAACAATATAAAGAGATTGAAAAGTTTTTTTCAACAATGCCTAAATTATCTCATACAATTGAAGTGGTAAATCCAAATACGAAAAAGAAAAGTAATGTCGTTTTGGAGGGTCTAGCCGATTTTTTCGCCTAAGTATTGCAAGAGAGGATCTTGAATCCTATTACCGTATCAATTTTGCTCTCATGCAATACCATAAATATAGCTTGACGGAACTTGAAAATATGATGCCTTGGGAAAGAGACATTTATGTGGCTCTTCTTAAGAATTATATTGAAGAGCAAAATCTGAAGAATCAACAACAACAAGGTGCCCAAAGATATGGATGAAGAAGAATTAGAAAAACCTAGTTCAAAGATAAATTTAGGTAGTTTTTTTGAGAGAATTGATTCTGTCGAAAAGGTGGCTGATAATGCCTTGACAAAATCAAATGTGAATTTTAGTGTTATCAATAATCAGAAATTACTCATCAATAGTATCAATGTCTCAATCGAGGCAATGGAAACAAAAATTAGAGATATTGCAAATTATATAATCGTAGAGAAGAAAGTTGAAAAGGATGCAGAACAAGACAGACTTTTAGAACAGGAAGATAAAGAACAGAAAAAATCAATGCTTGATAGAGCTCTTGCTGTTGGTCAACAAGGCCCGAAAGGTGATCCAGGCAAACCAGCTGAACAACAACAAGGTGGTGGTGGAAGTTTTCTTGGTGGTCTTTTAAAAGGATTAGCGACATTAGGAATCAGTGCATTTGCAATCAAGTATATCGGGCCAGTTCTTCTGCCAAAATTACTACTTCTTGCAAAGACAAAACTGATACCCATCATTGGAACCGCATTAAAAGGTGGTTTTGTAAAACTTGCAGCACTTCTTGGTAAAGTCATTACTGGTCTAGTTGCTAAAATTCCTTTTATTGGAAAGGCTTTGGCTGGATCTGCACTTTTTACTGGAGTTGGTGCAGCTATAATAGGTATAGGTAACTTTATTTCCAATGCTTTGTCAGGAAGAGGTGGTGGAGGTGGTGGTACAGTCACAGATTCTAACGTTAATATAACAGACCCCACTGTAGAGACTGGAATGACTGATACTCTTGAGAAAAAAGATTTGGTTGAATCTAATAATGAGGAGATGAAAGAGTTTGAGGAAGAAGCTAATCAATTAAAAAAAGAATCTGAAATTGCAGAAAAAACTGGAGAAACAGATATATCAGGTGCTTTGAGGAAAGAAGCGAGTGGTGAACAGAAAAATAAATTTAAGGTTATTCAAGGAGAACAAGACATAACAATCGAAAAATTAGAGAGGGACATTGCAGCTGGTGAAGCTAAAATTCAAAAAATGAAGGATGAAGGAAGAAATGAAAGAAAAATTGCATTTGAAGAAAAACAGGTTGACATAATGAAAGACGCCCTTAGAAGGAAACGATTGGGTTTACCAGTAGAAGCTAAAACAAAGTATAAAATTATAGAACCAATTGAACAAAATAAAGATTTATCGTTATTAGATGATACTAATCGTAGAGTTGATAATATAATTAGTTCTACTACTGATGAAGGAAATAAAGATCAAAACACAGGCACACTAGTTCAAGCTGAAACACCACAAGTTGCTGAGGCAGATATAAAACCAACTGAAGCTCCTATGCCTTTTTTCAGAGTGATCAAAAATCCATACATAGCAAATTCACCAAAAGATAATAAACTACCCCCAGAAATTCTTAGGATGATATCATAATGGCTGAATCTAAGTATCTCATCAAAAAATGCACATTGATACCCAATGAGTCATCATTACCAGAGGATAAACCCTATGATCTTGTTCGAGGTGTGGCTGCGATTGATTATTATGAAGATATTCAAAGTCCTACCATAGGAATGACAGTTACCTTTATTGATGTTGACCAAGTGATAGGTCGTGAGGGAATCACTGGTGGCGAATATATTGATGTCACTGTTCTGGATGGTGATGAAGATGAGTTTAAAATTGATTCTACAAAACAAAAGATGATTTTGAACTCTGTCAGAAATATGGTGACTGAGAGTAATAAACAGGTTGCAACTTTAGAGTTCGTTTCTGTAGAATCAATTATAAATGAAACTGCAAGAGTCAATAAAAAATTCACTGGTAATGTTTCTCAAATAGTTTTTGAATTACTCAAAGGAGGCAATAGTACAACTGGATCAACAAGATCTAAGGAGTCATCTAAATTTTTAGGATTACAGACATCAAAGAATTTAGATAAAGATGAGGCATCTAATTCATATACATTTGTAGGTAATTTAAGAAGACCCTTTGATACAATTCAATGGTTATGTCCAAAAGCACAAGCATCTACAAATAGTTTTGGATTCTTATTTTATGAGACCTTAGATGGATATCATTTCAGATCGATTAAAAGTTTATTAGAACAGGAAGCGATACCATATCAACAGGCAGATAGACCGATTGAAGGTAATAAAATATTACAGAATAATTTAGAACAGACTAATGATATCGGTATCAATTTAAGATTGGGAATGTATGCAAATCGAACTCTGTTTGTTGATATTGAAAATCATACCTTGAAGGAAGTTGATTTTGATATTGATAAATTAAAAGATATAAAAAAGAAACCTAAATTATTAAAAGATATTCAAAAGCATCCATCACGATTAATGCTTAAGATTAATGATGCTGGAGTTGCACAAAAGGGATCAAAAAAAGAGGATGCACAACCCGAAAGTGAGCTTGACGTATATAAGAATAAATCCTATATTAGGAATAACTTATTGTTTGGATATTCAATAAGTATTTCAATTCCATTAAATACCACTCTAAGAGCTGGTTTTATAATTGATCTTAAGTTTCCTCTCAAAGATGAGGATGGAGATCAAGCAGTTGATGAATATGGAAATGAAAAAACTAATGATCCCAGTGGGAGATACCTCATATCCAGATTAAGACACTTAATTGGTGGCGGAAAAGGTGAAACACAACTCACTCTAGTTCGTGATGTGTTTACCGCTTAAATAAAAGAAACAGGAGAATCAAATGAAATCAATCGAAGACCATATCGAAAAGGATAAACAAATCCTTGACGACCCACAAGCAAACCCTGCAGCACGCAGACATGCAAAAGAAGAATTGCATGATCTAGAAGAGTATGCAGAACATCATAAAGAAGAGATCAAAGCAGGAGATCACCATGATCCTAATGCTTTAGAAATATTCTGTGATTTACATCCAGACGAACCAGAGTGTCTAGTATATGACGATTAATTAAATGTACCAAGAACCGACTAATTTTATAGGAAAAGATGGATTTCACTGGTGGATAGGTCAAGTTACCGATCCAAAGAAAGGGAAGTGGGATAACACTTTAGAAAAGAAAAAAGCAGAGAATGGTGAACCCATTTATTCTCATCGATGTCGTGTTCGTATCGTTGGATATCATGGATGTGGAGATGAATTACCAGATGAAGATCTACCATTAGCTCATGTTCTTATGCCACCCAACATGTCATCCACTGGAGGCCGTGGTTCGACTATGCAATATCAGGGTGGAGAAGTTGTAGTTGGATTTTTCTTTGATGGTGAGGATGGACAACAACCAGTTATCTTCGGAACTCTGTTCAAACAAAGTTTTATCAAAGATGGAGTAAAAAACTCTCAGTTCAATGCAAAGAAACAAACTTGTTTTGTTCCATATACACCACCAGATGTCAGAGCAACTGCTGGTGATCATGAAAGATCTGTCACAGGTGGCGGAGGTGGTGGTAATGGTAATGCTGGTGATGGTGATAGTAAACAGTGGAATGGTAATTTTAGAAATGAAGATGATCTAACTGTATCAGAAGAAAATATTAATGCCAATACAGAATTTGAGATGGATAGTTCCACTGCATGTGAGGACAATGAGATTTCAAAAATAAGTAATGAAATCAAAGAATTTACTCGAAAGATGAAAGTCTTTCAGAAGTTGAACTCTTCTGATGTTTTTGTCAATCCTCTTTATGGCGGTCTTGTTGACATGCAATCTGAATTAAAGTTGACATCAAATAGAATTCAAAACTCAATGACTAAGTTAGTTCGTCGTGGTCGTTCATATGTGATAGGAGAAACTTTAGATAAGTTATCAACAACTTTTAAAGATAAAATACCAAAACCAATGCAAGGTGTGGCTGGAGAAGCTACAAATGCCTTGGCAAATACAATGTATTGTAACTTTGAAAAGATACAAGACCAGTTGGGTGATTACTTGATGAAGAGTTTAGAAAATATGTTAGGTCAAGTTTTAGATGTTCCTATCTGTGGTGTCGAAAACTTCTTAGGTGATATGTTTGGACAAATTAATAATATTTTAGATTCAAGTCTTGGAAGTATATTTGATCAATTAAATAGTATTCAAGGTGGTGGTATTGCACTTCCGAGTTCAACTTTTTCAAAAGCGATTAAATTTGCGAATATTATTACAGCCACTCTTGATTGTGATAGTTTAAACTGTCCAGAAAATACTTCTTTCTCTTCAAAGAATGGAATTAGAAAAGCATTACCTGATGATTTTGGTAGTTTAATTCCTAAGATAGGTGTAAGTTCTTTAGTTAATCCTCTTTTAGATGCACTTGATGGTGCGATTCCACAGTTGCCAGGCTTGCCATCTTTAGATGGAGCAGTTCCAGCAATACCCTCTGCACCAAATTGTTCAACAAATGTTCTTAAATGTGGCCCACCAAGAGTTGATTTCATTGGAGGTGGTGGTCAAGGTGCAACTGGTAGTGCAATTGTTAATGTTCTTGGAAATATAATTGGTGTTGCAATTACTGGTAAAGGTTTTGGATTTACAGAACCACCTTTACTTTCATTCTTTGATAGTTGTGAAAGAGGCTTTGGTGCTGGAGGTTATGTTAAATTGGGCGAGATTGATGATCCAAATGGAGGTAAATCTTTTGGTATTAGTGAAGTTGTGATCACAAGTCCTGGCCAAAACTACCTACCAAATACAACAGAAACTGATCTTGATGGAAATGTAAAAGAAGTAGTTCCAGATCCAAATGGAAATTATGATGGTTCAGTATCTTATGTTACATCATTAGCTGACGTTGTTCTTCAGAACACAGGATTTGGATATCAAGATGGTGATACAGTTGCAGTCGTGGGTGGAAGTGTGAATGATATTTTGGGTGATGACGCATCACAAAATCCTGGCCAAGCAGAGGTAGAGTTGATCATTGAAGATGGATTGGTAGCAGGAGCAAATGTTATCAATGGTGGGTTTGGATTTACAGATCTTCCAGATTTAGTGATAAATAGTGACACTGGTAGTGGTGCCAGATTGACACCAGTTCTTAAGTTTACTAAGGTTGAAGACGCAACTGAACTTGCTCAAATATCTCAGGATGCTGTTGTAACCGTAATCAGTTGTATTGAGAAATAAACATGGGAAGATATAAACCTAAAGATAGAAAAAATCCAGAGAATAGAGTTTTCTCAAGGTATGCTTTTAGAAGTGGTCAAATGCATTCCATACACGGAATGGCAAACTTCCAAGTTGACACACAGGAATCACAGGTCTTTGGATTTTATTCCAATACAGGTCAAGGTGGAACTGAAGGTGGGCCTGGAACTGGTAAAGCACTTCTATATACGCCAGGCATGTCAACTGAGGTTCTTGGTACTGGACTAAAAACTCGAAGTGCTGGTGATAATACAGAACTTCCAGCAAAGATTATTAGATGTAAAAATGGTGATGTGATTGTTGATTGTTACAATGGTAACATCACACTGCGTGGAAGAAACATCACTCTTGACGCCAATGGTGGTGGTCAAGATGGTCAGATTATTTTAAGTGCAAATCGAATTATCAATGCAAAAGCACCAGACATTCGACTTCAAGGTGAAAAAGTGGTGATTGATGCCACAAATAGATGTGATATAATAAGTAAAGGATTCTTTCAACTTAAGTATGGATTCTCACTGGCTGCCGCTCATGGTGATATGGACTTTGGTGTGTTAGCAGAGACTATTGCTAAAAAGATAGACTTTAAACCATCTAACACTGAGGAGTAAATAATGCAAATAATTAAGACACAAACAGATAAATTAGTTGTAGGATCAAATGATATCTCACATCCAGAGGGTGAAAAGGATAAAACACCAACTGGAACTGCGGTGTTAAATGGCCCCGTAGTGGTAGGTAATGTTGGAAAAAATCAAAATGATTATGAAGGAGTATTAAACGTTAGTAGTGGATCAGCAACTCAACTTCCACTAGATAAACAACCAAAATTAAATGTATCATTAGCAGCTAAGATTGATGGTAATGTTAGTGTCTCTGGTGATGGTAAAACAGCAGATGCTTTACTTGTAACAAAGGGTTCTGCTCGTGCTGCAACTTTTATTGGAGGAAGTCCAGATGCTGTTGTAATTCAAGGTGATTTATTTGTAAGTGGTTCAACTGACACAGGTAATAAAGGAAGACTTGCATCTAGATTTGCTGCTGCTGACGCATCACCTAAACCATTTGATCTAGTTCATCCTACAAAGGGTGAAGGACATCGACTTCGTTATGCATGTATTGAAGGCCCAGAGGTTGCAGTTTATTGTCGTGGTAGATTAAAAGAATCTAATGTAATTAATTTACCTGATTACTGGAAAGATTTAGTTCATGAAGATAGTATCACTGTTCAGTTACAACCAATTGGAACAAATCAAAATCTTGTGATTCAAGAATTTAATAATGAATTCATTGTCATCGCAGAGGACTCAACTAATACTGATTTGATTACTGATCTATCTACTATTGATTGTTTCTACCATGTGTATGGCGAGAGAAAAGATGTCAATCCTTTGATAGTTGAGTATGAGGGTAATAGTTGGGAGGATTATCCAGATCCAAACTATGATCCAAACAAAGTGGATTCTGATAAGAAGAATACAAAAGATCCTCGATTTGATGGCCCACCAAACACATTTACAAAATGAGTTTCCCTTACATAGAAGAAGATTTTATTTCTTTGAGTGAGTGTCAAAGACTTATAGATTATGCTACGTTAAATAAGAGTGAAAATGTGAGTCGTGATGATGTTTATTCTACAGACATTGAATGGATTGATCATGGCGCTACATATTATGGTAATAATGTTGATCCTATAACACCCGAAGACAATGATGAGGTTGTTACAAAGGTTACTGAAAAGTGTAAAAGTTTAGTTGATTGTCAATTAGGTTATGTTGGTATCGTCAGATGGCCAACTGGAACATTCATGAAACCTCATTTTGATAGTAATAATGTTCATACACCAAATAAAGTTGCAGCAATGCTGTATCTAAATAATGATTTTGAGGGTGGCAACTTAATTTTTCAAGATGTGACGGTCAAACCAGAGCCAGGAAAATTAATTATCTTTGAAAATACAAAAAATCTACATTATGTTGATAAAGTAGAGAACTCAGAGAGATATGCACTCTCTTTTTGGTATTATTCCGTTGAATAAATAAACTTAGACAGAATCTGTAATTAGAGAAAAATAGGATGCCCCTTTCAAGACTGGAGAATTTTCTAAAGAATATACAAGGTAACGTCATCTACGTTGATCCCAATGAATTGGA